GGTATCGAAAATTTTTCAAGAGACATAATTTATTTCCTTATTTCACTGCTACATTACTGATTATACACGGATTTGAATTAATGTCAACCATTATCCGAAAGCAAGGTAAGGATTTGCATCCAATGCCCGTTCTTCAATCCGGTAGGCATCAAACCCACGCAGACGATCATTCGAATGATACGACTGTTGAGCTTCCCAGGCTAGCATCCGCGAAGAATACACACCGAGGACCATTTCTCCCTCGTAATCAATCACACCTAGAAGCACATACAACATTTCAAAACTCCTTCAATTCATCCTATAATTGACAGTAGCACATATTTGATTTAATGTCAAGCGTTCTTTTCAAAAAGACACAATCTTTTTAGCCCAAAAAAAGGGCGACCCTTTCGAGCCGCCCTTCTGTGCATGAACGGGAGGAACCCCACCTGCCTTGCGGCTTCCCCGTTAATTCCATGTTGCCTAAGCATCTTGCCACTAGTATGATCTAGTCATACTTACATGCACTAGCACTTTATTTATATAAATTTTTACGCTATTTGAACATTATTTTTAAATTTTTGCAAAAAAAATGCAGGCGTGGTTCCATCGAAGGCGCCGCCGAAGTTTAGGTGCCGAAGCATCTCCTTAGCCTTCTTCATAGGCAACTTCTCTGCTACGATCTGACTTGTCTTGAGCTCTAAGATATCGCCGCCGATGCAAACATATGCCAACTGATCGGTGCCACCTAGAGGTGTATCATATGCTACCATTTGTTCATTCGTAATCTTGTAGTTAACCATCACTCTTCTCCTATGTAAAATCAGCAAACTTCTGCTTAAACTTAGACATCTTACCTTCTTCATTCATACGCTTTCCAACTTCGGTATAATCCATCACTGGTCCATCTAGAATATCCTTTTGTGCTTCTTGTTCAGTATCATACAACCTCATCTTGGATTTGTCAACACCAATAACGAACCTTTTATAATGATCGGGGTCATTATATCGATTCTTCAACTGCTTTACCATGATCTGACCCAGATCTGCTAATTCCTCAGATGAGATCAAAGCAAACATGAAGTCAGCAGTAGCAGGCAAACCAAATGATTCTGACGTATCCTCGAGTCCTACATCTGAGTTACCAAAACCACTACGAGTGGTTTGAGTAGCAGACATGATAGGAACATTAAACTCAACCGCCAAACCACGAAGTTCTTCTGCAATTGCTTTAATGTAGGTGTATGAATTGACATTCGACCCCTGCTTAATCCGAGAGGAGGTGCAGATATTCAGGTAGTCGATATAGATAATGCTAGGAACAAAGTTCTTCTTGATCTTCAATTCATTTAGAAGATGGCGGAAGTTCGCTGAACCAGCACTTGCGGTGGGGTATTCTTTGACAATTAACTTGCCTTTACATTTTTCCTTGAGTCGTCCCATGCGCTTGAAGTAGGTCTCGTTGGGGACAAGAGCTAATTCACTGATAGGGATATCAAGTAGGTTAGCATCAATACGTTCTGCAACCTTTTCTTCAGCAAGCTCTAACGTGATGTATAGAACGTTCTTGCCGTCCATTAGGTTTGCTGCAGCACAGTGACACATGAACAAAGATTTACCAACGCCGGTTCCTGCAAGAGCAATATTCAGTGTCTTATTCGGCAATCCGCCGTTGGTAATCTTGTTGAAGTAATCTAGATCAAACGTAGTGCGCTGTTCCTTCATACGATAGAAGTCAAAACGCTCTTGTGCATCATCTAGAAAGTCATGCCCAATTGATGTATCAAACGATACACCTAGGGCATCCGACAGGATCTGAGGGATACTACCTTTCGATAGTTCACCCTTCTTATCATCAAGAATCTTGATTGATTCCATGATAGCATTGTAGATAGCTTTATCTTGACAAAACTTCTCAGTGGTATCAATCAACCATTCAACATTATTTTCATCTGACTGTGGCGCAGTGATCTCAGCGATCAATGTCTCACAAGCAGTAAATTCATCACTACTCAGATTACTGCGGTTACTTAGGTCTACGAGAAGTGCGTCCCGACTAGGGAAAGCATTGTAGGAATTAACATAGTCGCCGATAAGCTCGAAGATAATCTTATCGGAACGACTATGGAAGTATTCAGTGCTGAGGAATGGAATTGCTTTCCTGCCAAAGTCATCATTGCTGATGAGGTTGGACAGGATTACTGTTTCCGTCCGCATGTATTATTCCTCCAGGATTGTATCGTATACTTCGCTTACTGTTTCCTCGTCATGCATAATTGCACCATGGGCAATCTGATACCGATTCTTAACCCACTCATTAAACTTAGGACACGCTAAGACAGGTTCCCAGAAGTCCTTTGTTTCAGTTTCCTTGAAACGATACTTCTTCTCTAGGATCTCGCCTGTTGACATATCAACCTTCTGATACCAACCATTGCTTGGTTTGATAACATGACCAGATTCCATCGCCATATCGAGCAGACCCGACCACTTACTGATACCATCTTCATATGATACAGTGACTGGGATCTTCGACTTCTCACGAACAAAACGTGACTTCTCAACGTTGATGATGAACGAGTAACCAGTTACTTCATCGCCTTTCTTTTCCTGTTGGCGACCAACAATAAAGATGTTATCGGCGCTGTAATACGAACCAGTGCCGCCGCCAACAATCGCCTTCGGGAACATACCGATTTCCATATAGGTGTGATTGATAACAATCATAGGAATGTTCTTGATGGTCAACTGAGGTGTGACGATACGAAACAGCGACTTAATCGCCTTCGCTCGTGACATATCGGCAACTGACTTCTCATTTATAGCATCTTCGGTTTCCTTCTTTGATGCTAGGTTGCCGATAGAGTCAATGACAATGACAACATGATCCTTGCGGTCCATATCATTCAACTGATTGACAAGATCGAACTTCAACTGCTCAACGTCAGTTACGGGAGTATGAAGAACCCGCTTCTTATCGATACCGAAGGAGTCAAAGTATGCTCGCGGCGTGCCGAACTCGGAGTCATAATATAACAGAACAGAATCAGGATACTGATCCATGTATGCCTTTGCCATCAATAGTGAGAACGCTGTCTTGAAGTGCTTTGACGGACCTGCCCACATAGTGAGGCCTGGGGTGAACCCGCCTGTAAGCGAACCGGACAATGCAATATTCATCACAGGAACAGACGTTGTGATCATATCCTTATCGGCAAAGAACTTAGAGTCCTCAAGCACATCTGTTAGTTTAATCGTGGAATTCTTTTGTAGTTTATCAATTAGTGACATGGTTTCTCCTTCATTGCCTATTATTCAATATACACATATAGTGGGACTATGTCAAGCACTATTTCTGATTTGATCTAGTTTTTCAATAAATTGTTTGATCTTAGCGCCACGATTAGGCCACTTGATATACTCATTAGTATCAGCGTCCTTAGCGAGATTATTAAGTAGTGGCAAGATCAACTTATACATCTGTTCTAGTTTTGCATTGGCAGCACCGGTGGCTCCATCAATAACAATTTTTTCTCGTAACTTGAGTTCTTCTTCACTAAGTGTAGTGAATCCAAAGTCAAAGTCATCTATTTCTATGTTTGGTTTACTCATATTGTCCTCATGCAAAGAAACTATCTAGGTTGGATTTCTTCTCGATATCCCACCGGATAGCTTCTGTAATACTTGTTAGTGGTGAAATAAAGGTCTTCTCAAACTGCATATCACGGTCAATGTATCGGTCAAGGCCTAACTCAGTAGGTAATCTACTCGGGAACGTGATAACGTCAACTCGGTGAGGATTTGGTTTCTTAAGATAACAGAACTTAATCTTCTCACCATTGTTGATGGGTTGATATTTATCGGTCAATTTCATCGTCTTAAGCAAGTGATTGTAAATCAAAGCACCCTTCACATGAATAGGAGTTGACTTCTTCCAAATGTTAGCAGCATCACGCCATTTGCCTAGCCCTCGAACGCCACGAGGGAAAGAGATATCTTCGACAGGCAACTTAGTGAACGTAGCACGGAACTCTGCAACGTAATTCTGCAGATCAACTTCTGACTTGTTCATGATCAACTTAAGCGCATCGATAATTGCTTTACGGCAAACCATCGGCGTAGAAGTTCGAATTGCCTCAATGCCTTTCATCTTCAACTTGGGTTCATCATAAGCAACGCCTTCCTCATTGTATACATTGAGGATATACATCTTCTTGGCTTTCCAGATGCCCTTGTTGGCAATCGACTCACGCTTCATCACCATCTTCTGAGCATACGCATTGACATACTCAGCGAGTTCGCCATACTTCTTGTCTACGAATGGTTCGAGAACATCATTGGCAACTTTGTCTAGAAACTTGACGATCTTAGGAATGTCTGTTTCGCCAGGCATGCTTTGCTGCACCAAACCATCAAGAGTCAGATATACGGAGTCGGTATCGCAAGCGATAACGTAGTCCTTCTTCTTTGTCTTTAGCAACTTATTCAGATACTCATTGAGTTCACGCTCGATCCACATAGTCGACAACTGACCAGACGAGGTGATGCCTTCAGCGAAGTCAAGTTCGAACCAGCGGAAATACTTGTTCGCCAAGGCACCATAGGCTGAGTTCAACTGAATCTTCTTTGCCTGCTGCAGGTTATGGAATCTAGCAGCATCCTTGTCTGCTTGAACTGCTTCCTTTGAACCCTTAGGTGCTGCTGCTAGAGCCTTCTTTGCCTCAATCATCTGCTTCTTGTAGACAACTCGGTCGTCATACATCTTTGACATTAGGCGAGGAAGGAACCCTTGCTTTTCTTTTGAGAACATACACATATTAGCAGTGACTGCGACATTGTTCTCCTTCATGTAGTCCTTATACTGGTTCAAACTACCATTGAGAACATCGGTGACTGAAAGCGAACCAGGCAACTTACCACGAAACGTCTCGGTCGAGATATTATACTGCATGATGATATGAGGATACAGCGAGTTCAAGTCAAGCGATACAACCCACTTATGTTCACCAACCTGAACGTCCTTGACATAACCACCCATGATGGAATGGTCAGTGAAGGATTCTTTGAACTGTGGGATAACGATCTTGCGGTCAAGCAGATAGTTGTGAATGATAACATCCCATGGGCGCACAGTAGCAAAGGTGTCCTGATAGTTAACCTTTGCGTCATAGGCGACTGCCATGACCAGTTCAATCATCTTCAACTTATCATCAAGGCGCTCAACCAGTTCAACGTCTCGGATGTTATACTCAATATACTTCTGGTAGTTATCACGATACAAACCATTAAGACCATCGAACTCAGAATAGTCAAGTTTACGCTCACCTAGTTCGTAGTTAGCGATATGATCTAGTGTGTAAGATTCGTGTGGGGTGAAAGAAAACTTGCGATACAGAGCTAGATAATCAAGAACGGTGATACCTGCAGGAATATACGCTTGCTGCTTTCGACCGCGCACTTCGATTTGTGTTTCATTTAGAATCCCCCAAGGCGAGAGTTTACGAGCAACCCCGTCACCGAGCACTCGATTGATACGATTGACTAGATAAGGAACGTCAAAGAATTCTACGTTCCAACCAGTGATGATATCAGGTGAATAGGTGGGACCACACCAAAGGTCAACGAACGACTGCAGGAGTGCTGCCTCGTCCTTGCAACGATAATACTTGATGTTCTTTTGGTGTTCCTTATACTCACCACAACCAAGAACAACCTTATGTCCGTCTCGACCAAGAGTGATAGCAGTCACCTCATTCATTGCCGTCTCAATCTCGGGCATAGAATCAGTGATATCAACTTCAATATCGATAGTGACAACAGAAACAAGAGCGGGATCATACTGGATCTCACCCTTGTAGTTATCGTAGATAAAGGTATACTGGAAGTTGTTCAACCCATAGACGGTGAAGTTATCGACTGCCTCATAACGTTTGTTGAAGTCCCTTGCATCATAAATACTATCGAAATCCATCCTCCCGACAGGTTGCCCGTCAAGCGTCTTATAGGCACCCTCAGGAGAAGGAACAAACATATAGGGCTTGTAAGGAACTTTGCGCTGGATGCGTTGACCATTCTCATATCCGCGGAGTAGAATGTCATTGCGGTTTAGTAGAACATTAGTATAGAAAGCAGACATGTAATCTCCAAAAGCATTGCAATGTTTATAAATAGCACAAAATCGTAAGAATGTCAACCATAATAGGAAATAATAATGGCAACTAAATTAACCGAGCACTTCACAGTAGAAGAAATGATTGTATCACCGACTGCAAAGAAGTTAGGTCTATCGAATGTTCCAACAGCAGAACACATTGAGAATATGCGCTATTGCTGCGAGAAAATTCTTGAACCAGTTCGTGCTAAGTTCGGACCAGTAACAATCAATTCATCTTATCGTGCGCCTTTAGTGAATAAAGCGGTCAATGGTTCTAAAACATCACAGCACGTTAATGGACAAGCTATTGACTTCGAAGTAAAAGGTGTTGACAATAAGAAGGTTGCCGATTGGGTTGCTGACAATCTAGCGTTTGATCAAGTCATCTTAGAATTTTATTCTGCAGGTGACAAGAACTCCGGATGGGTTCATGCATCAATCAAGAAGGAAGGCAGCAATCGCAAGCAGCGTTTAATTGCCAAGAAGTCTAAGGCTGGCGGGACTCAGTATGTTCCTGTTGCCGACTTCGATCCAAGCACAACCAAGGAAGCAGGCGCACCTGTTGCTCAAGCGGCAGCACAGGTTGCTAAGGTAGCAGTGCAGGCAACATCAACTGCTGGTCTTGGACCAATGGCAGCGCTTCAAGCGAAGTGCGGTGTTGCTGCCGATGGTAAATGGGGACCAGGAACATTCAAAGCAGCCAGAGATTACTATAAGCTCTCAAATTCTGGTGCTGCCCACTTTTTCGGACAGTGCGCTCATGAGTCAGGCGGGTTCAAGGTATTCTCAGAGAACCTTAACTACTCTGATAAAGGTCTTAATGGCATCTTTAAGAAATACTTTCCAACGATTGCATCAACGGCTGGTTACGCTCGTAAGCCTGAGAAGATTGCAAACAAAGTCTATGCAAACAGAATGGGCAATGGTCCTGAAAGTTCGGGCGATGGTTATAAATTTAGAGGTCGAGGTCCAATCCAGTTGACTGGCAAGGACAACTACACTGCATTTTCAAAAGCGGTAAATCGTCCTGATGTTCTAACAAATCCAGACATTGTTGCAACCGAACTTGCTTTCGAATCTGCGCTATGGTTCTTCAACAAGAACGGGTTGTTTGCAATAGCAGACAAGGGCGTAACTGATGCAGTTATCGGTCAGATTACTCGCAGAGTCAATGGCGGCACCCATGGGTTAGATGATCGTATCAAGAAAACAAAACAGTTTGTTGCTTGGGGATAATGATTGAAGGGGGCTTTCGCCCCCTTCTTTTTACTTTGTTTTACCCTCTGCTAAAAATTCAGCAGCTTGTGACGGATATTCTTCATCCTGAATGTGGATCTTCTTTGGCTTCTTATGCTCAGGGATAATAGCCTCTAAAGCAATCTTAAGAATGCCGTTTAGCATTGATGCACCACGAATTTCTACATTGTCAGCAACGTTGAAAGTGCGTGTAAACGGACGCATTGCTAGCCCTTGATAAAGAACCTGTGGCCATGTCCATTCACCATTAGAGTCCTGCTCTGCAGGTTCGCCTGAGGCAACATTGCCTTTGATAATCAACTTATCATCAGCAAGTTCAATCTCAAGATCTTGCTTACCAAAACCAGCGACTGCCAGTTCAATGGTATACTTGTTATCATCAATCTTTTTGATATTGTATGGGGGGTAGTTCTGTGATAGCTTGACTGCTTGGTCAGCTGCTTCGGACATCCTCTTTACGAGAGGATCGAATCCAACAAAAAACTTGTCAAAGTCTTTAGCAGATGGAAAGTTAATATAAGTCATTTATTTCTCCTTATTAAGCGAGGTTATGTAAATATCTACCCATTTGGCGTAGACAGTTTATTTATATCAGTTCTTCACTTTACTGATGATAAATTTGATTAGGTCCCATGCTGAAAAAACAACAAACACTAGTATAATATATGACCAAAACCTAGCAGTCCCTGCTGCTACGCCGTCAACAATTAAATCTATTAAGCATAGAAAAATCGCTGTAAAGAAAGCAAAAATATACTGTGTCCAAATGTAACTAAGAATTTTCATTTTAACTCCTTTTCTTCATGCAAAGCACAATGTTTGCTTCTGCAAACATTTCTTTAGTAACTTCCCAATTAAATGTATCTTCACGATCTGGTTCATAACAGATAACTTTGGCGATACCATTTTGAATGATCGACTTAGCGCACTCATTGCATGGCAGCAACGGCACATACATTGTGCAGCCTTCTACACTCATAGGTGCATTGTCTAGCGCATTGCGCTCAGCATGACACACAAACAGATGCTTGGTGGGTCGATCTTCATAGCGTGCAATAGAATCCTTCACGCCCCTTGGAAACCCGTTGTAGCCCATAGAGACAACACGCTTCTTACTATCGATGATAACAGCACCTACCTTGGTGCGAGGATCATGAGACCATTCTCCTACATGGTCAGCTAAATCGAGAAACCTTTGGCTCCAATTTGCCATCTACTATCCTTTTTCTGAGATCTGTTGAACTGTAGTTATGCCGGCGTTTATTATAGTAAATATCAATATCAAGATGCTTACCAGTGAAGTCTTTATCTTTGTATTCTTCACCGATAATACGAACATTAATCCTAGTCAGTTGTGATGACAGCAAATTAAGCAAATCTTCCTCAGTTGAATATGGAATAATCTCATCAACATATTTACAGGCAGCAACTTGCGCCCAACGCTCATACACTGACTGGATAGGTTTATTTTTCTCAGGCCTATCGATGGTAGGATCCGTTTGCAAAGCCACAATAAGATAATCGCAGTGTTCTTTTGCTTCCTGCAACATCAAAACATGACCTGCATGGAATAGATCAAAGCAACTTGCTACGATACCCACACGTCCGATCATTATAAAATTGCTCCAATAACAGTTAAAAGTACAATTATTCCTATAATCGTAAGACATCCTGATTTAGTCAGGCCATCCCACATCTCACGTTGACGAGGATGATTAGTCATAATCCACCCCTTCGTCTTGTTTACGACCCATATAGTGATCATCACTTACACAATGAAACTGCACCATGGTTTTGGTGTTTATAATTTTCTTGGTATAGTCTGCGGCGAACTGCTCACACTGTTCCTTATTGGCAGCCTCATAGATATCCTTTGATACAAATTCACCATCCTGCGTGAACAAAAATACTAAAAGCCAAAAACTCATTTAAGCACGCCATAGGTTAGAATAGCGAGACAGAAGGCATTGACTGTAAACAGCGCCTTGTCCCGCATTTGATACGCAGCATATGCCCATAGAGCGGTGCCGACGCCGCCCACTATAAGATCAGCAGTATGATATTCGAACGCCCGTAGCAACGTCGCTATGACGATACAGGCAGTAGCAGTCCATTTAAGCATTCTTTGCAACCCATTTATGATAGAGACCAACTTCACGACCGTATGCTTCGATCTCCCAAGGAGCATCAAAGTAGGCATCTTCTTTGCCTTTGGGCTTCCAAATCTCGCCCATCCACTTGCTGTAGATCTTAAGACCGCCACGAGCAGCGACGGCATGTCCTGTTGCTAATTCATTCTTAGCATGCTGTTTGACATGAACCATCTCATGACCAAGCACCTTGATCATCTCATTGATGTCTTGCTTTTTGAGACCGATGGTGAACCAACGGGGGTTCTTTGTGCCATCTTCATCGACACACTCACCTTCAATATCAAGGTTGTTGTAGACCTCAATATCGAGCGTCAGATTACGAACCATGCGTGGGTCCATCAACTGTGCGGCAAAGAACTCAGCAGCCTCAATCAGCATCGCCTTTTCTTTGCGCTTTCCGACCATACCCGTGACAACGATCTGCATCTCAAAAAACCTTTCAATTCATCCTATAATTAACAGTAGCACAGCTTTGATTTAATGTCAACCGATATCTTGCAGGCGATTGCCTTTTGCATCGGTCACATAATAAGCAGCTTCACCGGCATTGCGATTCCATGCAGCCAGCGAAACTTTTGCTGCCCGTTGATTGCGGTAAAATTTAATCAGGTCTGTGGGTGCGTCTTTATGAACGAGATAATATCCCTGGTCAAAGAAGCGCGCGGGTATGGACAGCTTCCTTGTCGGGAAAGGCTGATCCATATCCGGCTCTTCATATTGATAGTTAGGCATCAACAGTTGCCAACCACTGCTTGATGGAACCATACTTCAGATTGAAGTGGTACTCAAGGCGCTCGTAGCCGTAGAACTCAACGTTCTCGGTTTCATCCTCCGCTTCGGTGATAATTTCGATAGCGCGCTTGCGGTCAGCGCCCAAAACGATTTGCATCGTTTCTTCGACACGAGCGACAAAGTTAGCGAAGTTGCAGGCCTGCTCGGCGCGCTCTTCATCGAGCTTCTCATCCAAGAGGATAGATAGACGCTCATACTCAGCGTCAAACTCCTCGACTGAATTAAACTGAGCAAGGCTATAACGGGGGCGATACCCGTAGACGTCCTTGAACAGGTCAGAGAAGATGCTGCCATCATGCGAGTTGGTGGCAGCATTGATCTTCTC